ACATAAAGAATCTTTCCGAGTCATTCTTAATACAAATAGATGACATAAGAAAAAGAAGGCCTGAGAAATATGAGCATCAAATACTAGGAGGATGGCTTAACAGAGCTGAAGGAGTTATATTCACTAACTGGAGGTTAGGACAATTTAATGATGCGTACGACATCCTGTACGGTCAGGATTTTGGATTCTCAGTGGATCCCACAGTTTTAGTAAAGTTATCAGTAGATCGTAAAGGTAGACGTATATTTATAAAAGAAATGTACGGCAAGGCTGGAATGTCTACTACAGAGATAGCGTCATGGAATACTAGATATGCTGGTCCTGAGCTAATAATATGCGATTCCGCNGAGCCTCGCTTAATATCCGAAGTCAGACTTAGAGGCTGTAANCTAAAGCCAACAATTAAGAAAGCAGGGTCTATACTTTCAGGTATAGGACTGTTACAGGATTTCGATTTGATTATCGATCCTGACAGCCAAGAGATAGTTAAAGAGTTGAATAACTATGTGTGGTCAGACACAGGTAAGCAAAGGCCTGTAGATCGCTGGAACCACAGAATAGATGCAATACGTTACGCTGCTCAATATGCTTTAGTAAATTTCACTAGAGGTAGTTACGTTGTAAGGTAGCTCTTAAACGCAGTAGGGTCCTATCATTAAACGCAGTAGGGTCTATTAAACATAGTAGGGTCCGTCTCCATAAAAAAAGGAGATCGGACCTTTTTTTGGTCCATGTAAGAAAATTCCTACACTTTCAATATTGATCACTTTATACCTTATTATATATACACTAATGGTCCAGAAAAAAATATAAAAAAAATTCACTTTTTATTTGTTTTTTATTTTTATTTAATTAATTTAGCCCTGTATTAATCAATTAACTATTTTATTATGTTACAAAAATTTCTTAAAGCAATTGAAGACGGGAGAATCTTCAGTGCTACATTTGAAAAAAAAGATGGTTCGATCAGAATCATTAATTGCCGCCTTAAGGTACAGAAAGGTATTACTGGCAAAGGTCTAAAATTTAGCCCTAGCGAAAAATCTTTAATAGTGGTTTATGATATGCATAAACTAGACTATCGGATGATCAACTTAAAAACACTAATCGAAGCTCAAGTTAATGGGCAAATTTACAAATTTAATTAATATGGGAGCTAAAAAAAATAAAGTTATGCTATCCGATTGGGATACATTGGCTAAAGTAGGATATGAATTTTATAATTTTTGCCAAACTTTTGAAGCTAAGCTTATTGAAGATTATGCCTCAGATGTAGAAAATAGAGACTGGGGATATCCAGCCTTTTGTTATGCACAGTGGTTAAATTCTTATTCAAATTATCATGGAGCAGATCGAGGTAATTAATATAAGCACTGAAAAATTTATAGATTGGTATTTTGCAGACAGTGACGCCCTCTGGATCTTAAAAGATATAAGATTCAATATTGCAAATTACGGAATTTATAAAATTGAACTACTGGAACTATTCGATACTAGCGGATTTTTGCCAGCCAACCTAAGACCAGACTATAATTTTAGAAAGCACTTAGGCCAACAGTACGATCCAAAACTTTGCCAATTAGTAACGCCATGAAGACACAATTAGACGACCTTAAAAAAGAACGTAAAAAATACGTCTTATTTATTTTAGAAGAGAAGCTCAAACAAGCTCCTAACTACGATTCGATTAAACACGCTCAGCAACAAATTGATCGAATAGACAACTACATTTTTAATATTAAATAATTTTATTATGCTATCAAATTGCTGCGGATATCCGCCACACTGGGAAACAGACCTTTGCTCTAATTGTTTAGAACATGCAGAATTTTATTCAGAAGACGACGACGAAAATAACCTTTTATTTATTTAAACATGAATTTTACAATAGCCCAACAAATTAGAATCCTAAAAAGCCCTAAAAAATACTTAATAGTCTCAGGGGAAAATAAACTTACTTTTACCAACGATCTATCGATACATTTGAAAAAAGATATAGGAGACTTTAAAATTTATATATTAGAAGAGCTTAGGCCTAATTTAATTAACTTAGAAAAGCATCAGGACCAACTTAAGGATCTAGAAGCTAGACTTAAGGACCTTAGAAAACCAGTTGACACTATAAACTGGCAAAATGCAAAGTTTAACCTATCGGATCCAACCGAATAAATTACACTACCATGACGGAAAATCAAATAACTACTAAGAAGATCAAGACGCTACTATCCAAAGGGAATAGTAATGCTAAGACTAAAAAAAATGCTCTGGAGACTTTTATACTTTACCTAGCTCCACACACTCAGAATGCCAAAGGTGTAAACTTATGCCCTTTCGCTTCTAAGGGATGTATTAAGGGCTGTTTATACAAAGCTGGGAGGGGTGTATTTTCTTCCGTACAATTAGCCAGAATAAATAAAACAAATTACTTTGTTGAAAATAGGCAGCAGTTCATCGATCAATTGGCTGGGGAGATTATTAAGCAATATAATAAGGCTAAGAAAAATAATACTAAGGTATTGTTTAGATTGAACGGCACTTCAGATATTGACTTTTATTCCATGTTAATTAAGTACGCAAACTTAGATGTTCAGACTTTAGCAGATCATGCACACTTTTATGAGTACACTAAAAATATAAACTATATAAGACGCTGGGAGGGTGCAAAAAATATTACTTATACATTTAGTAGAGCCGAAGACAATAGCTCTTTAATTCCAGCCGCTATTGCTTACGGTGCAAATGTATCGGTGGTATTCCATCCAGATCTACCACAAAAGTTTATGGGTATTCCTGTAATTGATGGTGACGCCTCAGACAGTTTAATGATCTATAATAAAGGAATTATATTAGGGTTACGAGCTAAGGGTCCAGCTAAAAAAGATACAACAGGTTTTGTGATCAGTACTGAATTACCTTTTTAATTTGTTTATTAAATAAATAATATATATATTTGTTACTCCAAGAACAAAATGTAATTCATTTTAAATTAACATTGTACAAATAAAAACCCAGCTTTAAATAGGCTGGGTTTTTTATTAAACATAATGGGGTCTTAAAAATTATTAAACATAGTGGGCTTGCTTATTTATTAAACATAGTGGGGTCTCCCTTTATTAAACATAGTGGGGTCTGGCCCTCAATTTGATCGAAAATTCTGGCCGCCAGAAAATTCCTACATGATATTTTTTGTAGGGCAATTCCTACAATTAATTGTGTAAGAAAATTCCTACAAATTATGCTTACAACTTTTTTTCCAGCTGTGCAACTTTTTAGCAGAATTTTAACATATTTATTTTTCTGGTCCAATTTGTAATTTTTTAACCGTTTGTTACAAATATAACAAAAATTCGCACTTTGTTAAATTTCTACGATTATTTTTTTTGGTCGAATTATGGTGCCATGTTTGTATCATATTAATCAATTAAAATTTTCAATTATGAATCAATTATCTAAAGAAGAAATTCTGGACCACTTGAATGACTTAATTTATTTGGCCAGCTTACATGAAAGGACTTTCGAAATTAAATTGCTTACTCAAATATCTGAGACAATCGAAGCCAGCGAAATCGCCAGCCTTCAGGAGCTGGAATTTTTAACAGACCTATCCGACTACTCTAATAAATTAATCAATTCACAAAAATAAGAAACCATTATGAAATCATTAATTAAATTCCTTTTCAGTAAAACAGCCGCTTACATTTTCACAGCTCTAGGGCTTACCTATTTTCTGGTCCGTATCTTTGTGCCTAGCTTTGTAGGTCTGGAGGTATCCAGCCAGCAGATGCTTCTGGGCCTTCTGGGAGCTGCCAACATATTACTTTTTTCAATCCTTTATACTAACCTTAAAAATAAATAATCATGAGCAGAATACACACCATGCTATCCAGCATAGCCACCGAGATAAGTGATGAAATGCACGACAACACCAGAGACGAAAGAGAAGACCGATTGATTCAGGAGTTGGACAGCGCCTTAATTTACTATACCAACCAATGGGATATATTAAACGAGGCCAGACCTTCGACCTTCGAGCTGGAACAACTCGGGGAGCTGGCACAGTCTCCAGCTGAACTGGCTTTCGATATTCTTTACACTACATTCATGAATGAATATTGGGGAGCTTTAGAAGATGTTCAAGAGATACCAGAAACCGATATCAACAAGGATACTAACCCAGAGGGATACTACAGGGACCGCCTCAAGTTGATTGACCAGCTCCCAGAAGAAATGACCGAAAAGGACTTCAGGTCTTCACAATATGACCAGCTAATTGACGAGGGACTAGTACCGATTGACCATGTAACGGACAGACTGGCCCCTCGAACTTGTTCAGTATCTGGCAAGGGAATGTACAGCGGCTGGGTCTGGGGAGACGGAGAATTCTACACCAGTACTGAAGAGCTAACCCTTAAGGAGCTGGAGAAGGACAGGAAGGACATTATCGAAACTCTAATTTATAACGGATACGAGCCAACAGAACCAGAAATGGTCGGCCCAGAATTTACAGCAGTTGCACTGAAAGTTAAAAAAGGAAGGGACATCTCCGCAGTTGAGCTCTTAACTCTGGCCTATGGTCTGGGAATTTTATACTGGACCGAATGGTAGGCAGAAGATTAAAAATAATTGCTAGCCTAAATTTTACCCTCTTGATATTCAAGGGGGTTTTTTTATGTTTGTTATTTTAGTGTCTCTTCGATTCAATTTTCCACCCTGTTTAAGCCCCTTTTTAGCCTGTTTAAGAGCTTTATTAAACTCAGTCAACTCAGTATACCTATTTTCTGAGAAAGTGCAGGAGACGTAAAATGAGTTTCAGGGGAGTATAATAAGCAGGTTAGATCAAATCAACAAAAAGTGAAATATCTTTTGGTCAGGAATCGATTTTCGAAATTCACAAAAATTGAGAAAAATCGGTTTTAACTGCTGTACTGTTTGACTCTTAATACTGAATTGAGAAAAGAATAAAATATGGGCAAGACCACCTGTGTGATAGCAGGGACTGTTAAACATAGGCGAAGCTCCTAGTCTATACTGAACCTCTTCTAAGCATTCCGCTCATCTATGATGTTGAGCGAAAGCTGTAGAGCTATCTATATAGAGAATCATTTTTCCCAAAATCTGTTTTGCCATTTTAGGGCTATTCTGAAAAAAGTTATTAACAACTTACTCTGCAATACAATAATGCTCCTGTTTGATTATCTTTATAACAAAAACAATTATGTCACAAACAAAGACTTACGACTTAACGGTACCCTACAGTTTAGATGGTGTGAAGCTACACCAGTACCAGAAATATGTAAAGGTACTAAACGATAACAAGGATAGTGTAGACGAAGAGTTTATTAGGTTAAAGATCTTAGAGATATTCTGTGGGCTGAGTCTTAAGGAGGCTTACGAACTTGCAGCAGTTGATGTAGATGAAATACTAAACTTAATAGCTGGTGTATTAAATGAGGAGGCTCCACTGCAAAGAAGGTTTACGATGACTGATCCGAAGGGAACCACTGTCGAGTTTGGTTTTATTCCTAACCTAGAAAGAATTAGTCTGGGTGAGTTTATAGATGCTGAGACTTTTGTAAGTGACTGGGATAATATGCATAATGCTATGGCTGTCTTCTATAGACCCATAACAGGCAGTAAAGGCGAGTTCTACGAAATAGAAAAGTATGAGGGTAGCGATAAGTACTCAGAGATAATGAAAGATGCTCCTGCGTCAGTTGCAATTGGAGCGACGCTTTTTTTTTACAATTTAGGGATGACATTACTCAACGTTACAATGGACTCTTTACTCAAACAGCCAACAGTGACGTCAGAGGACCAGCCTCAAACGCAGACTCCTTCGGACAAAAGTGGGGATGGTATCAATCAGTCTATGCACTCGCTCAAGGAGACGTATTTAAGATTACAGAAGTTACAGAAAAGTCTTTACACCAATGCCTCCTTTGGCTCGAATTTGAAAAAGAAAAAAACGAACTAGAAGCAAAGATGCTTAAACAGTCTTACAAATGATAGAATTTTATAACCTACTAGACAACATAAAAGATCACTTGAGATCAAACCCAAATGTTACCACTGTCACTTTTGGTGACATAATGGATGTGGACCTCAACAAGACTACAATGTTTCCACTAAGCCACATGATGGTTAGTGACATGACTTTCTCTGATCATATAGTAACTGCTACACTAGACTTATTATTCTTAGACATAGTAGATGACAACAGAAACGAGACTACAGATTCTTTTTTGTCTAACAACAACATGCAAGATATATTAAATACTCAACTAGCTGTAGGAAATGTCCTACAATCTTCATTGAGACGAGGTGAATTGTTCACTAATAAGCTTCAAGTGCTGTCAAATGTGAGTGCTAAACCATTCTATGATAGGTTTGAGAACCAATTAGCTGGATGGGCTTTTACTATATCAATACAATTACCAAACAACAATGTGTCTATCTGCTAATGGCTAGTAAGAAAAACATAGACGATGCACTAGAAAGGATAGGTCAGGAGATCATAGACGGCTTTAGAGACGAGATAAGATCTTCAGGAAGGGTGAACACTGGTAAATTACTTAACAGTTTTAATGCTAAAGTAATTGACGGTAGGTTGGAGATAACGTCTAGTGAAGATTACGCAGGTACTGTTGACGAAGGAAGGGGTCCAACTAGAAATTCTGGTCCTAAACTACAGACGGCTTTAGAGCAATGGATAAAAAGTAAAGGTTTAACAATAAGAACCTTTGGTACAAAAAGAGGAGGTAGGTTCATAAAAAGGACTGACAATGCAGTGAAGGGTGTGGCTTATATCATGGCCAGAAAGATACATGAAGGTGGTTATGCTGATAAGTTTGGAGTAGCTGAGTTTACTTCCAAGACAATGAATAGACTGATGGACACAATTACACAGCAGTTAGGTGAAGAATACTTTAACTATATAAGTCAAACTATAGAGGAGAACATAATAAATAGATTAAGAGAGGAATAATGGCAAACATACTACTTAGAAGTCCATACTATATAAACTTAACAGAAGCTGGGTCCGCTACAGCTCAGCTAAATCTTTATATAGAAGGAACATTAGAATATACAATGACAAAAGAAACCAGTGCAACTGGAGATGTTTTGTTTGAAATCTCAGAATTAGCTAAAGATTACTTAGAGCCACAATTCTCTGGGGCATATGAGTCTCAAACAATAGGTATATCTGCTGAGGTTACATTTTTTAATTCAGAAGGATCTGTTATTGGTGACCCAACGCCAGTTATTGAAAATCATATTGGATTCTATGGCTATAGCGAATTTACCGAAGGAGCAAATGCAACATTACCTGCTAACGAGATTCTTCAATCCAATACTACTGTCTATGTTCCAGAAAATACTGGAGGATATATACCTTATGAGTCTGCCGCTGGTATAACAGCCGATACAACAACATTATTTGCCGATACAACACTAATAAGAGCTGATAATGATGCTGGCGATATAGCTATAGGTTACCTATATTTTAATACAACTCAAACATCTACAACTGTAGAGGGTCAAGAAATAACAATAAATAGAGTTTGTGAGCCTAAATACGACCCAATTAAAATAACTTTTGTAAATAAATTCGGTGCTTTACAAGACTTGTGGTTCTTTAAAAAGAGAGTAGAGACATTAAACGTAAGCAGAGAGCTATTCA